ACATTCCGTGATTGTCAGCTGCACTTGGCAAATCTACAAGTTCGGCATATGCTATCCAGGTTATATCGTCGTTTGTAATAGTTAGTTTTGAAAGTAAACTTGCACCAGTGACATTATTTAAATCAGCACGAGCAATTTCAAAACCACCGGCAATTTTTCCGTTATACACTCGAAGGCTACTAGAATCACTATTAAAATAAACTTGACCGTTAGAACCTACGTTACGATCTAAGAAATCGTTAGGTCTTGGTATAATTCTAATTCTATCTACAATTGGTGCTGATGACGCCATGCTGTTGCTGTCTCCTATATTGTATTTATTACCTACAAGCCAAAATGTATAATCAGTAAAAACTTGTACAATAAATATGTTAGAGGAGCTAATTCATATCTAAAAGATTATTGAAAAATTGCTTATAAAATAAACAATTAAAGGAAAAGATATATGACCGAATTTACCCCAATTCGAGATAGAGTATTGATTGAAAAAATTAAGAGTTGATCTATGTTCTTTTGTAAACCTAAAGTTCCAAACATAACATTTTCTACATTTGATCCGTTTTTATTAAAGAATTTGCCGCCAGTTTCTAGCAATAAGATGTTGCCAGATTGGTTTAAAGAAACTTCTCCAATAATTCCTACCGAACAACAAAATCCACACTTTGAACCTCATCACGGATCCACAATTAGAAAATGTCCTGCAATAAACGATTATTTTTCCACCGGGATAACAGTACCACTATGGAGTGATCTTGAAGTTTATGTTGATCCAAAAAATCAAATATTAGAATGGAAATACGCAAACGTATACAAAGAAATGTCTATGATATCAAGTCATTCTGCTGAACAATTTCCGCAGTTGTCTTCCAAGTACTTGCATACTAAGATTCTAAGCCCGTGGATTGCACATTGCAATTCAAATGTTCAGTGGTTTATGACCAAACCTACATATCTAACTTCTGCGTTTGACGATCAAAATGTTGTGTTCTGTGATGGGAATGTTCAATTTAGGCATAACTTCAACATGCATGTTAATTTATTTTTTCCAATCACATCATCGAGTTATACTGTAAAATTTGAAGCTGGAACGCCTTTTCTAAAATTAATTCCACTTACCGAGCACAAGATAAATATAACAACTAAATATTGCACAAGAGAATATTATGATTATGCAGCGTTGTCGGCACGGAGAATAGCATTTTCCCCTTCGGTATTGTATAACAGATTAATTAAAAATAGTAAATTTAAGGAGAAATAACATGAGTTCATCACCAGAAGTTGGAGCAGGTACCTGGATGCCTCCAGAACCACCGGTACATAATCTAGCAACATCTATTGATCATTTTCAAGCACAGACCACCATCCGAGAACAGAATGTTGAAGAGTTAACAAGAGTTTGCAACGTCCTGCGAGATACCAAATCAAAATTTGAATCAAACGAACTAAGTTCAGAGGCGGTACTGTCTATTCTTTCAGAATTTAAATCGGCAGAATTTAAAATCAAACACCCTGACGCGAACATGTTGACTGCATTGGCTGCTGCAATTACTAGCTTCGAGAAAGAGGTCAGCGTTAAATGATTAAACCGCTAGGCAAAATAGTCATTGTTGGTGGCGGCAGTGCCGGGTGGATGACCGCTGCTGCATTGGTTAAGGCATTTCCTGCTAAGGAGATTATTGTGATTGAAAGTCCCGATGTTCCAATTCTAGGTGTTGGCGAAAGCACGCTTGGTGGAATCAATGACTATTGCAATTTTTTAGAAATTGACGAAAAAGATTTCATGACACACACTGATGCCAGTTATAAAATGAGCATCAAATTTACCGACTTTTATGAGAAAGATTCGGGCGGATTTCATTATCCGTTTGGACATCCTTATATAAAAGACACGCACGATGGCATGCAAGATTGGCTAACTAAAAAAGCACTGTATCCTGATACACCAGTTCAGGATTTTGTAAATTGTTTTTTTCCTGCTGCTGCATTATGGGATCAAAATAAATTTGCATTAAATAAGTACGGTCAGTTTGACAGCTATAGTCCAGATTCAGATGTAGCATATCACTTCGATGCAACTAAATTTGGTGCATGGCTGAGAGAAAGATATTGTAAGCCTAGGGGAGTTGTTCACCTTGCCAACACAGTTGTTAGCGTTAACACCAACGACAATGGCATAGAGTCATTAGTGCTGGATGACGGACAGCAGGTAATGTCAGATCTATTCATTGACTGTACAGGATTTAAAAGTCTATTGCTAGGCGGAGCATTAAAGGAACCGTTTGTTTCATATAATCACATGTTACCAAACAACCGTGCCTGGGCCACTAGAATGCCTTACAAGGACAAAGACCGTGAAATGGAACCGTTTACCAATTCAACAGCATTGGGCAACGGATGGTCATGGAATATTCCTAGCTGGGAAAGATTAGGCACAGGATACGTATACAGCGACAAGTACATTAGCTCAGAGGATGCATTAGAAGAATTTAAAGTGTATCTCATGAGTGACAAGATGATTTGTCCTAGAACAAGAGAAGAAGTTGACTCACTGCAATACAGAGATATTCCTATGCGAGTAGGAATTCACCGACGAACGTTTGTTAAAAACTGTGTAGCCATCGGGCTAAGTGCTGGATTTATTGAACCACTAGAGTCTAATGGATTGTTTTCAGTACATGAATTTTTATTCAAATTGATCAAAACACTGCAACGCCCGGCTGTTACACAATGGGACATGGATGTATATAATGGAACTGTGTTTGGCTTGTGGCGCAATTTTGCTGAATTTGTTGCCTTGCATTATGCGTTAAGTATCAGAACTGATACAGAGTATTGGAAAGCTAATGCCAACCGGGTATACGAGCCAGGCATGGAAACTCTAGAACCCAATAATGCTGTTGGATTTTTTAGACTGCAAGAAGACAAGATGTTTAATTTTAGAACTCCCGACATTGGCGGAATTACATGGGTCAGTGTGGGTATGAATTATTTTATTCTAGACAAAGTCACTGTAGATTTAAGAGAAAAATATCAAAAAGTGTCATTGAAAAAACAGATGGATCCAATTTTTAGAATGTTTGAAGAGCGAAAAACAAGGTGGTTAGAAGCGGCAAAAAATCAACCTAGTTTATATCAATATCTAAAAACCCATATACACAAAGACAATACAAAGGAACAATAATGTTTATCAACAATTTATTTTCGGGACATATCGAAGCAAGTGCAACCGTTGGAGGTTGCATTGATATTTTTGAAAATGTTTGGCCTAATCCAGAAGAAACAATTCAACAAATAGAAACGACCTGTGCCAATATTGAATCAGGCGTAGGATGGGGTAGGGCTACCACTGTGGGACAAGGGCATTTACAACAAGCAAGGACTAATTTACACCTTAGTGTTACTGGGTCTGGGCAAGGTTCAAACAGTCAACCAATGCAAGACATACACAATCAAATGTATTTTTTGCTGTTGGCTGCTACTGTTCCTTATGTTAACAAATATCAAATAAACGAACCAATATATCACGAGCCGTATAATGCATTAAAATATCGTGCCGGCGAAGGGTACAAAGAGCACTACGACGGCGGGACAGATATTGGTCGTGCAGTGAGTGCTATTATCTACCTTAACGATAATTACGAAGGTGGGGAAATTGAATTTCCAAATTTTAAAGTCAAATTAAAACCAGAAAAAGGAATGTTGATTCTGTTCCCATCAAACTACGCCTACCGACATGTTGCTCACAATGTTACAAGTGGAACAAAATATTCATTAGTTACCTGGTTGCATGATAGACCAATATGATATGAACAATATTGAAAAATTTAAATCTAAGGGGTACGTTTACATCAAAGATGCTATTGATGCTGACCTACTCTCATTAATTTCTAACTATTCATTAATCGACGAGCAACAAAATTATAGCCCCGAAGAAGGGCCTCATTGTCAAATACGTAACTCACATAGTAGTTATGGTGATCCGCTAATGGAATCTATGCTGATGCATATGCTTCCTGTAATGGAACAAAATACGGGTCTCAGTTTGTACCCAACATATTCTTACTATCGAGTGTATAGGCCCGGAGCCGAACTGCACAGTCATACCGATCGACCCAGCTGCGAAGTTTCAACTACTATTACATTTAAGTTTGATTACAAAGAACAAACTGGTTCTTATTCTTGGCCTATCTTTATGGATGGTAATCTATGTGAAATGAACCCCGGAGATCTTGTAATCTATCGCGGATGCGATTTAGAGCACTGGAGAGAAAAATTTATTGCGCCAGAAGGTTCGTACCATATTCAGGCGTTCCTACACTATGTTGATGCTAACGGACCTTTTTCAAGTTATAAGTGGGATGGAAGACCCAGTATTGGTTTTTTAAAAACATCAAAACTTCCGCACAATAAATCAGAATCATTAACTAAATCATACATAAGGTTCACCGAGTAACATGATCAAAATTTACGATGATATTCTTGAAACTGCAGAGTCAGATCACATTGAGAAATTTTTAAAAGATTCAAAGTTTCCTTGGTTTTTTGCAAACACTGTTAGCAATCGCACAGTTGAACTAGAATATGCAGAAATAGATAGCGATCACAATACTCGAGAGTCAGTGTTACTTGGACATAGTTTTTACCAAAACGAAAAGCAAGAATCGATCAATTATAAAATATCAGATTTTGTGCTTGATCGATTCATAAGTAGGTCGGGTATATTGTTTAAAAATCTTATAAGATCAAAAGCAAATTTACAATTTAAGTCTTCTGAATTTGACTCTACAAATTATACAACTCCGCATGTTGATGCTCTGACACCGCATTTTGTTCTTATATACTATGTCAACAACAGCGATGGCAACACTGTAATTTTTGATAGAATTCATGGTCAGGCCAAAACAGATTATACTATTATTAAAGAAGTAGAACCAAAAAAAGGAAGATTTTTATTATTTGATGGCAAACATTATCATGCTGCCAAGTTTGCATTAACCAATACTGTTAGACTCAACATTAATTTTAACATTATATGCACATAGACTATTTTTTTCCAACAGCAATTTCTGTATCTAAAAATACACAGCTGGCAACTCAATTGATGCCAGTTGCTAAAAAATATCTTGCTGATGATTCATTTATAACAAATACATGGAGCTATAAAAATACGTATACTGCCGATGGCGGACTGTCAACGTTTGATGATATTGCGCCGTTTAAAGAATTTATAGAACAAGCTGGCCACAACTATCTAACAGAGTTAGGATATGATGTTTCTGACTTAACATTTTCAGTACAGATTTTTGCCAGTGAGATGAGAGAGAATGATTCTCACGCTGCCCATACTCATCCTAATTCCTTATTGAGTGGGGTGTTTTATCTACAAGTTCCTCCTGGTTCCGCCCCTATAGTGTTTGACGATCCTAGATCATTTAGAAAATTTGTTTCTTTACCAAAACTTGATAATTCTACAAATTGGGAACGAGTTCATTTTGTTCCAGAGGACGGATTATTCTTAATATGGGAGTCCTGGATTACTCACGAAGTTCCTAGAAATTTCAGCAAGGATGGAAGAATAACCCTAGTGTTTAATCTAGGCAGAGCATTGAAATGAACCAATCTGTTGACACTAATTATAAATTTATCATTGTAGGAGGTGGCAGTGCTGGTTGGATCACTGCATTATTTGTTCAAAAACAATTTCCTTCAAGTAGTATTACTGTAATACAAAGTAGCGAAATTGGTATACTAGGTGCCGGCGAAGGAACAACTCCTCATATTATAGACTTTCTAGATGAGATTGACATACCAGTAAGCGATCTTGTTAAACATGCCAATGCTACTATAAAAAACGGTATACGATTTTCCAACTGGAATGGAGATGGAAAATATTATCACCATTCCTTTCCAGATAATTACGATCTAGATCATACACTGATTAGTAAATTACCACATACTGATTATCCTCTTTTAGATTTAGAATATATCGCCAATGAGAAATTATTTAACGATATCAATTTCAATACAATAGCAAGTGAAAGAAATTCTGTAAGATTTATTCCTGATTCCACAGCAGCATATAAAGATCTAGATCCAATTTTACATTTTAAAAGATTAGGTAATATAGCATTGCACTTTGATGCCACTAAGCTCGCAGCATATTTAGAAAAAGTTGGAATATCGAGAGGAATCAATGTAGTTGATGATATAATTACTAGTATTGTTACAGACGATCATGAATATATCGAATCTATTGTGTGTAAAACATCAATAATAGATGGTGATTTTATTTTTGATTGTTCGGGATTCAAAAGGTTAATCATAGGAGAATTCTATAAAACTCCTTGGATAAGTTATAAAAAATACCTGCCTGTAAAACGAGCCATGCCGTTTTTTATTCAAAATCCTACCAACATAATTCCCCCATATACTGATTCACTGGCAATGAAGCACGGATGGATGTGGCGTATTCCAGTACAAGGTAGATATGGATGCGGATATGTATTTGACAGCGATCAAATTACCAACGATGAAGCTAAGGCAGAAATAGATACAGTACTAGGATTTGAAACTGATGTTCCGCGAACAATTGATTTTGAACCAGGTAGATTTGAAAAAATATTTGTAAAAAACTGTTTATCTATTGGACTGTCCAGTGGATTTATTGAACCGTTAGAAGCAACTTCTATCTGGACTTCAATTATGATGTTACAGTCATTGATAAAAAATATTGGTGCTGTCATTACTAGAGATCAAATACTAGTTGATAAAATTAACAATCGATTTTCTACATTAACTGATAACACGTTAGGTTTTGTATATTTTCACTACATTACAAATAGATCCGATACAGAGTTTTGGTCAAATTTTACTAGCAATAATACAATTCCAGATTCTTTGTTGCCATTACTCGAACATTCTAAAACTACAATCCCATCGTACGACGACTTTAAAGGAATTGGCGAAGACTGGGGACTCAAAAGTTTTTATGCATGCGGAAATGGTCAGCAGTTTTTTAATCCAGCTTTTGCCAAGAAAATTTTTGATTCATTAAATACTGGACAAAGACAAGGTGAGTATTGTAATATTAAAAATCAATATTTTAAAAATTTAAATCTAAATCTTACTACCTTAATCGATCATCATTCTTTTTTAGATTATATTAGGAATAATTAATGTTTACTGTTGTTAAAAATGCAATACCTGCGCAGTATCAAGAACACATTGCATCTCTTATGAATAAGATATCTTGGAAATGGCACGGTAATACTTCGTATGCTGATACCAGCAGTAGGTATCAAGAGATGCAGCAGTATCCTAATATTGTTGACAATGGGCAGTTTACGCATCCTATCTTGGATGATGGCACAGTATTTTCATCTGACATAGGGCTACTTATTCCTGTATTGTACATGTTTGCAGACAAGGTAGGTGTACATGTCAACAGTATATTAAGGATACGAATTAATCTCACGATACAAGATAAAACATTTACGCAGGAAAATTATAATTATCCTCACACGGATATGATGCCATCTAGAGCGTTTTTGTACTATATAAACGATAGCGATGGAGACACTGTATTATTCAAAGAAACTGCGGTTGATAATGCAGACGCATTACCTAAACAATTCAATATCATGGAAAGAATAACTCCCGAAGCTGGTAAAGGCGTATTCTTTGATAGCTGTAGATTTCATGCAAGTTCTAATCCTGTAACTTGCAAAGCTAGATATGTTATAAACTTTAATTTTATTTGATATGCTATATAAAGACATCCTTACCAAAGAGCAACACACAACACTGTATAATTTAATAACTGGATTAGATTTTCCCTGGTATTATCAACCCAACATTGCATATATTGTTGATCTAACCGCAAAAGTTGATCCAACTCTGTGTCGAAGCTTTGGGCTAACACATACAATATGGGACATTGAAAAAGGTAAAGTTTCAGAAGTATTATCCCATATGGGAATACTAGCTGACAACTTTACAAAATTATCTGGAGTTAAGCCTAATAATTTTATAAGGATTAAAATTAATTTACAAACTCCTGTAGTCAATAACAATCCTAGCAAGTATAACGGCGCACATGTAGATCGTTATACTCCTCATTCTACGCTAGTGTACTATCTTAATGACAGCGACGGAGATACATTTATTTTTAATGAAGTATTTGACGAAACTGATTCAAAAACTTGGCCTCAGAATGTTATTCCTACCGTAAAAGAAAGGATAACTCCTGTATCAAATTCGTTATATCACTTTGATACAGGGCTTAGGTATCATTCTAGTAGTAACCCAATTACAACTGATAGACGATATACTATAAACTTTAATTTTAACTGATATGAATTTATTATTAAATCAATGGTTTACTACTCCAGTATGGAAAACTCATATTGATATAAACGTTGACACATTGATTTCGTATCTTTACAAATTAAAAGAACATAATCCTGGATATACAGTTTCAAACCAACATGGTTGGCAAAGCAGTGAACTACCCGGAGTACCGCCAGCACATGAAGACTTATTATATAAAATTAATGAATCTCTAGTAGAGGCACACAGACAGATGGGATTAAAAACAAATACTCCATCTATTGTTACATCACATTGGTATAACATTAATCCTACAGGTAGTTATAATGTTAAACACATACATCCGCATAGCGTATTCAGTGGAGCATTTTATCTACAAGTGCCAGCTGGTGACTGCGGCAATATTGTATTTCATAGAGAGAATATGTTTAAAAGTTATCTACCAAGTTACATTGTAGACAAATGGAATCCTATGACCAGCGAAACAGTGTCGTATGAGCCGGAAAAATTAATGTTACTAATTTTTCCGTCATATGTTGAACACGAAGTATTAGAGAATTTAACAAATGAAGATAGAATATCGTTCAGTTTTAATACTAAAACACACTACTATTAAAAGTTTGTAATTATTCCAGAATTCGCCGAAGTTCTGCCATTTAATACTTTTCCGTAATTCATGTCGTTGATTCTGCCAGTAAATCTAAAATGAGCACCTTTGTTACACGGTATTCCTAATTGATCAAGTCTTTGTAGTAGTTGTGGCAATACTGCCCTACCGTAAAACGCTTCTATATCCTGTCCAAAATTATGCCTTACTAGGTAGTACTCTGCATACGGACACCAGGAAGCATACACTGCTACACCACCCCCGCGCTCAATAACAACTTCCCAAATATCAACATCTTCAATTTGCATTACTCGATCATAGGTCCAGTCTGGACTTGGAGGTAATTCAATCTTATCAGAATCCATCCAGTTGGGATTAAAGACTTCGTCACCAAAGTCTTTAAAAATGTTCATTGTAGATTTAAACTGTGGCATTGATTAGATATCCCTGTATCTAACAACTACAATACCTGGGCCACCGCCACCGGCCACGTTTGGGACACTGTGAACTCCACCACCACCGCCGCCACCGGTATTGACAGCACCTGCTTGCCCGTTTGCAGCAGCTCCGTTTGGACTGCCTGGATGTATTCCAGCGCGGCCGCCGCCGCCAACTCCACCTGCTGCACCGTCTAATCCATAGTGCCCTGGCGTAGACGGGCCGTGTGTGCCATTGCCGCCACCCCCTGCATAATACGACACTGTACCACTAATTTGACTAGCAAGTCCTGCACCACCGTTACCGCTGGTGTTTGAGTTCAGTGCTGGTTTACCGTGACTTCCAGCGCCGCCACCTCCACCGCCTGCGTGTACAACTGTATTAGTTACCCAGCTATATCCGCCGCCATGTGCCCCTGCTCCGCCTGGATGTCCTTGTCCAACTATGCCCCCACCGCCACCGTTGGGACCATTTTGAAGACTGATTTGATCTCGGTTATTGGATGTGTTGTATCCTATAGTAGGACCTTCGTGCCAGAAATGATAGTTATCACTACCATGCCCCATGGGGGCTTGTGGCGTGGCGCCGCCACCACCGCCACTTGTTGGGCCGTGCGCGCCTGGACCACCTCCACCTGATCCACCGCTGCCGTGCGGCGCAGGACTCTCGGCTCGAACATACGGCAATCCTCTACCACCACCAACTGCTGTTAGATTAGTCAGTGATGACCCTACTATCGATGAATTTCCGCCTGGAGCAGCTAAACTGTTATGACTAGGTTCACCACCACCGCCACTACCAACGTTTACTGTGTAACTACCAGACTGTAACTGAACTTGCGATTCGTAAATCATTCCGCCGGCGCCGCCACCACCGCCAATCCCAGCTCCCCCACCTCCACCGGCTACCAATAAAACTTCAACTGTTCCGGCGTACGGCATTGTGAATGACGTGGCTCCTGCAGTGGTAAATGTGTGTATTCTATAACCGCCAACTGTGCTGACAGTGCCACCGGTTGCGTAGTTAGAACCGTTGGTCAATGCCCACTCAGTTCCTGTGTATATTTCGTTTCTGTTTAGGTCAGTGTTGAAGCGGATCATTCCTGCTTGGCCTACAGGACGCTGAGCTGTGGTTCCTTTTGCTATCTGTACAAATCCAGTATCGTTAACTGTTAAATTTTTTAATATTGCCATTTTTGTTTATTATTCCTATTATCAGTATCTGTATCTAACAACTACAATACCTGGGCCGCCTGGACCCGAACTGTCAGGAGCAGGATGACTTGCCCCGCCACCACCACCACCACGGTTCGTACCTCCAGCTGTTGCTTGCACTGCTCCGCCGTTTGGACTTCGACCGCCTTGTCCAGTGCCATCCTGGGCGCCACCAGAACATGGACCCCATGCATATATAAAATCGTGGCCGCCTGCTCCACCGCCTGCTGCATAAATTACGCTGGATCCTGTTATGGTGCTGGCAACACCGCGACCGCCTGCTGCATCGGCACCGTTGGAAAATCTACTCACCCCTTTTGATCCTGCACCACCACCACCACCTCCAGCGTGATTGGCGCCACCACCTTGGCTGCTGCCTGGATTTGGATGACCTGGACCGGAGCCGTGATGTCCGTAACCACCTGGATGTCCTTGACCTGCTAGTCCGTAACCACCCGGATGTTCTCCAGGGTAGCTGGTGTAGTTTGTTCCCGGAGTACCCAGTCCACCAGGACCGCCACCACCTGATCCACCATTTGTGATGGCATTGTATCCCTGGTTATACGGGCAGCCGCCGCCGCCTGCCAATGCTGTTAGTGATCCAAACTGTGAATTGGCGCCTTGTCCGCCTACTGGGCCGTGTCCGCCCGGGCCTACCCCTCCACCTCCTACCACTGTGGTGTATGCAGTGCCGCCAACAACAGGAAAATTGGCATTGTAAATGTAGCCACCTGCACCGCCACCCCCGCCAATACCAGCTCCGCCGCCACCGCCGGCAACTACCAACACTTCAACTCTGCCAGTGTAGGGTGCTGTGAATGAATTGGATCCGTTGGCAGTATATGTGTGTATTCTGTAACCACCCACAGTGCTGACTGTGCCGCCAGCTGCAAGATTTCCTACAGATCCGTCAACTGCTACCCATGCACCGTTTGAATACATTTCAACTCGAGAGGTAGTTGTGTTTGTTCTAATATCGCCGTTGACAGGAGAAATTCGATCACCAGTAGTACCTGATGCAACGTTGGTTGATCCAGTATCATTAATTGTTAAATTTTTTAGCGTTGCCATAGTTTATCCTCTATATCTTACAATAACTACTCCGGGGCCGCCTGCGCCGTTTGTTCCAACATCTGGATGATTTGCAGCACCACCACCACCACCTGTGTTAGTAATGCCATTTTGCACAGGTTGATTACCTCCGTTAGCTGTACCACTATCGCCGCCACCGCCTTTGCCGCCTTTGCTGGCCGCTCCGTGAGGAACACTTACACTGTGTGCACCTCCTGCACCACCTCCTGCACGCCACACAGTAGCTCCACTAATGCTACTGGCCTGCCCTTCCCCGCCTCGGGCTTGGCCATATCGGCCACCACGATTATATCCTTGTGTGCCAGCGCCGCCGCCGCCGCCGCCACCGTAGTGTGTGCCTTCTGGGGTGCCGTTGTAGTGACTTCCGAAACCGCCTGGGTGGCCTTGGCCTACAATGCCAACTCCGGCTGTGTTAAATGTTTGACTTTGATAGCTATAACCGCTGCCGCCACCGCCGCTGCCCCCAGCATTGGTTGGTCCCGGCCCTGGTACATAATATCCAGTGCCGGCCCCCCCAGCTATAGCTGTAAGACCTACAGGAGTGCCGCCTCCAAATACTGAATCAGCGCCTCTATTTCCGTTTGGGCCATGGCCTGCTAATGCACCACCTCCGGCACCGACAACAGTAGGATACGCTGTTCCGCCAGTAACTGGCACACCCTGCACATAAAGATATCCACCTGAACCGCCCCCACCGCCTAGGCCGTTTCCACTGCCGCCTCCGGCAATCACCAGCACATCTATTATGCCTGTGTTGACTGGCGTAAATGTGCCAGAACCGGATGTAAAGGTGTGTATTCTGTATCCTGCTGCTGTGGTAATGCTGCCACCTGTGCTGGAATTACCTGCTGTTGGTTCCTGCATAGCTATCCACGCAGATCCATTATAAAATTCATTTGCACTTAAGGTTGTGTTGTATCGCATCATGCCAGCAATAGGACTACCAGGGCGTTCAGCTGTGGTACCTGATGCGATTCGTAAAAATCCAGTATCGTTAATGGTTACGTTTGTTAATGTTGCCATTTATTTGTTGCCTTTGAGTTGATAAATTTCGTCATTTAAACTCTTAACTGCTTCAATTAGATATGCTGTTAGTTTTGTATAATGAATTCCGTCATCTTTTACAAGATTAGGTAATACTTTTTCTACTTCTTCTTTGATTAAACCTGCTTCGCCTTTAGTACTACCATCTTTACGATCGTATGTAACACCCACTAGTTGAAGGATTGCATCGAGTGCATTTGTAATAGGAGTTATATTTTCTTTGTACGCAATACTTGAAGTTTCAGTAATAGTTGTAAATCTACCAGTACCTGCTGTAGTTGCACCAACATTAGCACCGTCAATAGACCCGCCGGAGATTATAGCCGAACCAGCTGTAATTGCTGTTACGCTTAGTCTTCCAGTGCTCGGTACAAATGATAGTTTTGAGCTTGAGGTATTAACTTCAGCAGTTGTGCCACTAGTACCTGTAATTATTGTAGGATAGTATACTGTTCCATCAGCTACTTGATCAGTAATTGATACAAATGGAGCAGCCCATGTTAATACACCGCTACCATTAGTTTGAAGCATTTGAGTATTGTCGCCGTCATTTGCTGGAAATGTCAATGTATAACTAGCACCTAATGTTGCAGGTGATTTAAAAGCAACATATGCACTAGAATCATCATCAGCAAGTCTAAGTGCGCTACCGTCGTTAATTTGCAAATGTGCTGTAGATTGAACTATTCCAGTACCGTTAGGTTCTAGTACAAGATTTGCATTTAAAACAACTGATTGCAAACTGTTATTTAATGCAGTTAATGATCCTAATATAGACCTTCCTGATATTCCTGATGTTATTCTTCTAGCCATAATCTATTTTCCTTTAAGCGGTTACTGTTTCTATACCGTATACCATTGCTACAGTGTTAGCAGCCGATGAATAAGCATATATTCTTCTTCCTGCTTCAAAAACTAAACCTGTTCTTTCTAACACACCACCTGGTAGAATTTGTGCATCATATTCAAAATAATCATCTGCTGCCGGTGTTGAAGCATTTGCCGGTTTTGTAGCTGCTAATCTAACAGTTATTGATGTTGCATTCTTATTACAAAAACTTACTGTTACTACACTAAAAGTACTAACCGGTACTTCGTAAACTTCTGTATCTGTTGTTGCTAATAGATCTGCCGATCCTAATATTCCGTTTGCCATTTTTAATCTCCGTCCTTATCTTAAGAAATAGTTATATGCTAGAGGTAAACCAAGTACGGTTCCACTGAATACCACGTTCGCTCTTATATTTAGCAAACTTCCGCTCAGCGTTGTAATAGTATCGGTCCCAATAAACACGTCACCTGCTGTCACGCTGTTAACGTTAAGTGTTGCGCCGCCGCCACCAATTTGTGCTTCGATGTATGCTTTAACTGCACGTTGAGTTGGCACTACACTATCACTATTAGCAGTAAAGAATGGGTCAGTGCTAAACTCGTTAATACTTGCACTGTTACCGCCTAGTGTTACTTCGCCTAGTGATAGTTCTTGCAGTCCGGCAATATTAAACGCATCAGCATTCAATGTTGCAACACCAGTACTTTGCTCAATGCTAAACAAATCGCCAACTCTAAAGTTACCGTCTTGATCAGTTGCTGTAAAGAACACTCGTCCGCCGTTTGCGTTAACAGTTTCGTTAGATTGAACTGGTTGCTGTAACGGGGTATTTGGATAGTTAGTACTCGTAAATCCACCAGTACCAATGTCTAAGAAATCGTGACCTGTTAACCGTGCTTGACTAAATCTAATACGTAGTTCTACAGTGTCACCGTCTGGTAGTGAGTCTTTAACTGCTATAGCAGGACTAAGTTGTAAAAAGCCTGTGTATGTTCCTGCATTAGTGCCTATAAAACTAATAGTATTAACTAGTTTATAAAATTCACCTGGTAAACTAGCAAATTCAATATTTGACCCGTTAACTGGTCTAGCACTTAGGCGTCTAACAGCAATAAACGTTCCGGTTTGTGGGAAGTCAGCACCACCATTTGAATTTTGTGCATCAACTTCTGCTGTTGAACTTGTAAAGCCTGTACCCCTGTTAACAAATGTTGGCTGTCCTAATACTCCGTCACCTAGTCTTGGTACTAATATAACATCGACAATATTGTTAGGATCTGTTACTGTAACACTTGGAGCAGTTGCGTATCCTGAACCAGGTTCTATAATTCTAACTTCAAATATTTGCTCATTTGCTACACTTGCGCGACCTTTTGTAGTTGCGCCAATCTTAGCGTATACTCCGCCTGTGCCGCTTGCATTCGGAAGTATCACAAACTTACCTTCTCTAGCAGGATTACCAAATGCTATTGCATTGTAGCCGCCTGTAATAGTTGTAGTAAGAGTGTATGCTTGCCAGTACAATCCGTCTTGCGAGTATAGAACTTGATCAGTATCATCTGATGTTATAACAAACATACCTTGTCCATATGCAAGTCTACGTTCGGTTACAGTCAATGGCAATGTTAGTGCATTTTCATACCATGTAACACCGTCTAAGCTGAACATAATACCGTTAGCGCCACCTAGTGCCACAAACTTACCGTTACCCCATACAATGTCTGTTACTGCTGCAAATGCTGCTGGAGCAGTTGCGCCTATCCAAGTAATACCATCTGCACTATATGCTGCACTAGTAGTTCCGATATTAATAGCAACAAACTTGCCTGCGCCATATGCTATGTGATCGAATCCTATATTACTTAATGCATCTGTTGTTAGTGTCCAAGTAGCGCCGCCGTTATCACTATATGCAACATCTCTGTCTGCACTACTAATAACAACAAATCTATTAGTTACTGAGCCTACAACATTTCCGTATGCAATTCTAGTTTCTGCACTAGTATCCATTCCTACTGGTAGAGTTGATGTATTCCAAGTATCAGCATCTTCACTGTATGCAACAGTACTATCGCCGTCAGCTACAAGTACTACAGCACTTGGCTGGAAGGTTGATGAACCATCATTTTGTAAACCGCTTGCAATTCTGCTCCAAAAACCTGCCCCTAGTGAAGGAAGTGTTTCTATACTCCATGATTCGCCATCTACGCTTAACGCACCATTTGTACCTGCACCAATAGCAAGGAACTTACCTGTTTGTGCTAGTCCGGTAAAGTCATAGTCGACTACTGCACCACTAACACTGTTAAGTGTAGTTAATGTTACAGTAATATTGTTAGCTGTGCTTGCGCCACCGACGGCTGTACCTGCAATAGTTACAGTATTTAAACGTGTATAATCTGTACCAGCATTATTAACTGTTAGGTAATATTTACTGCCGTTACGTGTTACATCAAACGTTAATCCACTGCCGCTGCCGCCTGTTGCGCTAATGCTAGTATATTGAGCTGCTGTTTCAATATATTTAACATCGCCCCAAGTAGTGGCTGCTGGTAATGTTATTGCAGCATTTGATTTTGCAGGAGCAGTAAATGCAATTCTTGGTTCAATTTTATAGGTCGAACTTGAGTTAGGTGCAATAATAGGCGTACCTGATACATAATGATCCCATCCTGCTATTCCGTCGCTTTCTCGAATAACTGTTGCTTCTTTAGTACCAGAATTGTATGTATTAACAATAGCGTATTGGCCGTTTGCTGAGCCACCGCTAATAACTATTTTCATACCTGGATATGTACTACTTAGATTGCCGTCAGTTGCAGCTAGGAATATGCCAGTGGTACTTCCGCTTTGTGCAGTATTGCCTACTACTAGATAGTTACTACCGCCTATGATTACATCGGGATCTGCATCTTGATCTACAAATGCATAATTTACAGCATTATCACGGAATTCATCAGCAACTAGTACTTCACCTGTTCCTGGACCAAATATATTTATTGCTGCTTCAGTATAGTCATTACCTGCATGTCCGTATTCAAGTACAAGAATTTGATTCTGGTCTACATTAACAGTACTAATAGTAGCACTGTACTGTGTACGATTATCAACAATAGCTGTTACTGGAGTTTCATCAGCGTCGGTGCCTTCTGCAACAGAGCCAAATTCACCGTAACTATTGTTACCGTTAGTAGCACGTATACGACCACCATTTTCTGCCAAGTAACCGATATGCGAGTAGTATGTAAACACTGACACAAGTTCTGCTCTACCATTATTAGTAATCCACGCACCAATACCGTCACTAATAACTTGTGTAAAGTCGTTAGACACAATTGAGTCATTGCCACCGTTGTGTAAATGGCCATCAATCTTTTGACCAATTGCTGCATTACCAAATGTAGTTAGACCTTGAACATATGGCGATCGTGAAATAATCCATGTTGTAAAATCGTCTGGTCCCCATCCTGGATCAAGACTTGCGTAAGCGCCAGCAGTAACACGACTTGTACCATATATGCCTGCAGGAGTTAAATCACCGTTTAATCCTAGTAATGTGCAATCTCTTAAGCCAGTTGCATCTCTTAGATAGAACATGTCTTCTTCTCGGCTACCTGTTACTGCATTAGCATAATAACGAGCAACATAGCGTGACTTGTAGTTACCTGGATATTTTAAATCATATTTTAATGCATCAATATACGTACCGACGTCTCTTAAAGATAACGATAAGTTGTAAGTATAAGAACTAAATGTATTAGTAATGTATGTTATAACATTAGTTGGTATGAAACTGTTAGCAGTCTGTATTTCACTAAATGTACTTTGTATTGTTGCAGTTTCACCTGTTGCAACTGGATAAACTTTAGCAACTGTTCCTGCACCGTTAGTAACGATTGCAATTACATCATCTGCATTGCTTTCGACTGCTGCCTGGCTTGCTGCTTCTGCATCTGCAGATAGCAACGATTTTAGTTCTGTAAGAGCTGCCAGTGTTGCTGTTTTTTCATCTCCATCGCCAATTTGCAGAGTACCGTATGAGTAGTAACTATCACCAGCAATAACTGATTGATAATTTCCACCATATAATATGTCGAAAGTCGCAGCGTCAACAATATAGCCAACATCGCGCTGGTATGTTGCTTGACCGCCTGCGCCTAGTGCAACCCACTGTGCATTGTAGTTAGTGTTTAGATAACTTGAAATGCTAGAAACATAAGTTGCTCTATTTGCTATAAATGTTCCAGCAGTTGTACTATCAGCAGCTACCGAAGTACCATTGTCTGGGAATGTATAAGTAGGTACTGCTGTTAACCCATTTTCAAGTATGTCTAAAATAATTGCATAAGATCGAGCAATATTAGAATATAAGCTAGAATCAGTAACTTCAATTGTCAATCTTCTTGCTTCTTTAATAGCAGCAATTGTTTGTTTTAACTGATTGTTAACAACATTTTGTGCAGATGCAACTGCTCTATAATATGCTGCGCCGGCAACACTTGATGCAAAGTTAGAACCAGTAATTAAATCATAACTTACAGCATCAATAATGTAACCAATATCACGAGCATAGGTTGCTGAATTATAAAAGTCATCAAAGTTTACATAGTTATAATTCATCCATGCAGTAACTTCTGATATAATAAACTCTCTATTGCGCTCTAGCTGTAGCATTGCATAGTATGCATTTTGATCTTCAACTTGACATACACTACCTTCATTAGTAGCGCCAAATATCATTTGATCAATTATAGTAGCACTTAAATTAATTCTAGCAATTGCAGTAGTGTTACCACCTACGTTTGCTACTGCTTCTGTACTTAGTGCATATTTAATTGCAGCTCTAGTTACTGCTTTTTGATTTAATGTGTAAACTTCAGTAGCAGTCTTTCTTAGGTATGCATGTGCAGATTTAAGTGTCTGCCAATTAGAGTTAAACATAAAGTCAAATCTAACCGCTTTAAGAATAATACCAATGTCTCTTGAACACTTAGCACTATTGTATACTAAGGTAGGATAGTTGCTGTTGATCCAGCTAATGGTATCGGCCTGTATAGTAGCTGCTGCTGAATCTAATGTGCCGCTTGCACTAATTAGTGCAGTAGTTGTATTAACACTGTTTGCAGGAGTTGGGTCAACTAGTGTAGTTGTTGTGCTTACAGCAGTTGGACCGTTGTCAAGAATATCAATAATGTCTTCAACATTATTTGCAATCTCTGTAATACTACCAACATTTCCAGTTAATACTTGTGCAACTGTAGCTTGATAAGGACTTGCAATTGAACTATTACCTGCAACACTTTGTGCTGTAGTTTTTAAGAAGTTCAAAGAGGCAATGGTAGCTGCTTTAATAGATGCTGGAATTTGTGGTATTGTATTATCATCGCCGTCCCAATATGCTAGACCAGTTTTAACTGCTTGTGCATTGCCGCCATATGTTAAATCATAAATCAATGAATCTATTACATAACGTGAATCTCTGCGAGTGTCAGTTTTACCATAACGCAGTGTTGGGTATTGATCAGCTAGATACGCAATTACTTCTTCAACAATAAAGTTAATATTTGCTTTAATATTTTCTATAGCAGTTTCTTGTGCAGATCCAATAAATGTTACAGGTTCCGTTAAGTATGCAGTATGCATTGTGTTTAACGAGTAATCTGTTTGGTACTTCATTACATTGACTAGGTCTGTAACATTAGTTGATTGAGCTGTAATTGCGTGGGGCCAGTCTTGAAACTGTACTGTTGTATTTCCTGTTGTTGGAGTTACTGATGTACCTACAACAATATCACTTACAACGTCTGCAATTCTATCATAAATTTCAATAGTGTACGTACTGTCACTTGCAGGAATAGTTCCTAATGCTGCATTAATTTGTGTTGAACGAAGTTCTTCTCCCATTATTGCACAGTATGCGGGAACAATTATTGGTAGCACTTCATAATGCTTACCTGTTGAAACTTTAAGTAGAGTTTGCGGAACATCTCGAGCAGGGATACTACTTACTAGTCCAGTGTCTATTGCATTAATAATAATATTAGCAAGTGAAGTAAGACGTGTTAATGCGCCTGCTTCTGCTGTAATGGTAATGTTAATATATTGATCAATAATAGCAGTTGAATCATCTGTTACATTTTGATATATTAATGTAGGAGCAGTATTAGACAATGCGTTACCAATAAGAGTAAGCATATAGTTATATGCTGCAACTGATTGATCACCTTCTGCTATTAAATTACCGTAAGCGCCTGTTCCGTTATTTTCTGCTGCTGTTGAGTAAGGTCCGTCGGCTAATGCATTCAAGAACGTCTGTGCGGCAGCACGAGTTTTCAAATTGCCGCCGTGTGCCATATCGTGTACTATTCTATCAAGTACAAATCCCACATCGCGCTCACATTTTATAGTGTCATATACAAAGTTTTCCCAGATACTTCCGCCAGTAGCATTATCTACTTGATCTCTAATCCAAGAACTCACTTCTCTTTGTATAAATGATCTATTAAGTTCTATTAGCTGTTGTGCAACAGGATTCTTAGTTCCTTTTTCAATTTGCTCAGCTGCATAACGGATAGTTTTAAATGGTCTATCAATTGTACCGCCACGTGTTGGAAACGGTAAATCATTACCATGTTCTGCTACAAAATAAACATCTTCTATACTAGATAAGAACTGCCAAGCTGGAAGTCTGGCTGTATTTACTTTTAATACTTGGCCTTCTAGGCCGACTGGTAATCTTGTTGGAGCACTTCCACTATAGTAAACTAAATCGCCTGCTGTAGTAAGGACACTTTGTTCTGTTCCAATTGCAAGAATACTCCAGTATTGGCCGCTGTCTGCTAAGTCTGGACGAGATCCTTGTGCGCCGCCACCTGGCTGAACTGCTGTTTCTGTTGAATAGTCATCGCCTTCTGAAATGTGTCCAAGAACACAATAGTAGCTGTTATCGCCGTAGCGTACAACATCACCTTGATAATATTCTTGGTCGTCAATCCATACGCCTCTCCAGCGGAAACCTTCATTAATTAGTTTCCAGTATTCTGCGTTTGGAGGTTGTTGACCTGTTTCATGGTCTTGAACACAAACATATGTAAATCCACCTAAGCGTATTACTTCACCAACTTTATAATGTTGATTAGCGCTGTCTTCATTCCAATCACCAATAAAGCGGAACCCTTCTGTAAATAAATCCCAATCATTTGGATTATCAAACGGAATACTTCCGGTGTTTGATGTTGTTGAAATATATTGGTTTCCACCGTAGCGCACCACATCGCCTGACTGATAAGGTACAACAGGACTCCAATCATTTTCATATTGGAAACCTTCTACAAACTTAGTCCAGTTTGCTGAGTTTGCTCCAAATGTACCTGCTGACGTATGTGCAGTTAAACAAATCCAAATACCAGCACCATAACGAACTAAGTCGTTTAGTTTATATCTAATGCTTGCAGTCCATTCGCCTTTGTATTCTGTACTTTGATTAAATATATCCCAGTAAGATGAATTAGTTTCTAATCCGTTGGAGATAGTTGCAGCAGATACGTGTAGTGTATTACAAACATAAGTTGAGCCGCCGTATTTTACAAAATCGTTTATACGGTAGCGAGTACTAATAGCCCAGTCGCCTTTCCAGTCAATCCCTTCAGCATAAGCATCCCACTTACCTAAATCAACTTCAAGACCGTCCGTAGCATCAATAGCAGTTGCTGCTGAGGTGTGTATAGTATTACATATATAAAGTCTTGCACCATAACTAACTATGTCATCGTATATATAATTAGTATCTACCGTCCAATCACCTTTCCAAGTCTGCCCATCACTTACAAGATTCCATTTTGCTGGAACAATGTCCAAGTCTGAAAAGAAATCTGCTTGACTTGCATGTCCTATTGTACAGATATATGTTTTGCCACCAAAAGCAATAACATCATCTTGATAATAAACAGTAGCAGTTGCCCACTGGTTTTTCCATACAAATCTAATTCTACCTAGTTTAAATTCTGCCATTTTTATTACTCCGCTAGTATATTTATCATTATGTTAACCGTTGCTATTATTGCATGGTATCGTCGAATTTTTTAAGGAACAACATTTGTGATACAATTGTTCCTGAAATATTTGTTTGTTCAGTTGTTATATTTCCGGCACCGTCATCAGTTTCAAACGAGCCTTCAAAATTTACATTGGAAGGAATGTGTAAATAACCTCCAATTGTGCTTATTTCGTTATCAGTGCCGCCTATAATAACAGCTCCTGCTTGTAATCTATTGACTTCTAAACTCTCACCACCAACTGATAGTCTGTTTGCAAGGAAGGATGCAATAGCTCGCTGTGTTGGAATAACATTATTTGAATCTGCAGAGAATGTGCTGTCTGTTGAAAATTCATTAACAACTGTTCCTGATCCGCCTAATCTTACACCGCCTAAGGCAAGTGCCGATAGCCCATCTAATTGGAAAAATTGAGCACTAATAGTAACAACACCAGTTGCTTGTTCAACACTAAACAATTCGCCTGCTCTAAAATTTCCGTCTTGGTCGGTACTTACATAGAATACTCTACCACTATTTGTTTCATAAACTTCGTTTTCAGGCGATGCAACAAAAAATCCGCCGCCTGCATATAGTGTTGGGTAGTTAGTTTCTTCAAAATTGCCCGTTCCTATGTCTAAGAAATCATGTCCACTAATTCTACATTGACTAAATTTTTCTCTTAATGTTATTGCTGTCCCGTGTTCAGTATTATAAAAAGTTTCTAAACTTGGCGAAATTGTAAGTTGTACTAGTCTAGTTTCGTTTCCTGTTCCGTCGTCGCCTAAGTCTGTTACTGTTACTCCACTAAAGATAGACAAATCATTAGGTGTGTCTGTTACAGTATTTAAAACTCCCGCAATTTGTATTTGTACTCCGGGACTTGGAAGATTTACAATACCTGATATAGTGATTATATTTTCGTCAGGGACAATGTCTGCATAACCGTTACCAGATATTGTAATGGTACTAGTAGTACGTCTATATCCTGCACCTCTATTAATGAAGTCTGGTTGACTTAATACTCCATTACTTATTCTACTTTCATAAGCTACTTCAGTAACAAAATTAGGATCGGTGATTGTTAGTACAGGTAAATTACTGCTCGAATAACCACTACCACTATCCCATATTTTAATAGTCTTAAACGAACCTACAATAACATCTGCTCTACATTTTGCACGAGCACCTGTACTAACATGAGCAACAGCACCTGTACTTCCAGCTGAGGCAAGTAATACCCATTTGCTAGTTCCATTAACATCTCCGTATGTTAATGCACTCCATCGCTGCGAGGCAGGCAGTACTCTATTAGTCCATAGGATACCGTCTTCTGAAGTAGCGCATTGATTTGTTGCTGCTGCGGAATCTAGTCCAATAGCAAAAAATATTCCTTGTGCATACTTAATTTCACTATATGTTAATACTGCACTTGCAGTAGTTCCAGCATACCAAGTTACGCCATCAAAGCTATATGCAGTTGTACCGTCAGCTGCTAATAATAAAAATCTATTATTTCCGTATGCTAGAGATGCTGCCGTCCAATCTACGTTCGGTAATACTTCGTCGTTTCTAGTCCAAGTTACGCCGCCATTTGTTGACGTTGCTGTTGCAAGATCGTTCCTACTTACAGCAACAAATCTGCCTTTACCATAAACAACTTTTGACCATTGACTAATAGTACTGTCTGCACCACCGGTATCATCTGAAATAGTTGCTGTTGTCCAAGTAGTGCCGTTTGCACTTACTGCAACGTCATTTGTATCGTCTGCTACTAGAACAAATTTTCCGCCGCCGTAAACGCCATCTGTCCATGATGCAGTTATTGGAAGATCAACTGTTGTCCAAGTTTGTCCATTTAGACTTGAACTTACACGACTTTCATTATTAGCTACTGCAATAAATCTATTGTTGCCGTTAATTAGTGCTCTATTGTCACCTATAAATGATAAACTAACTTCAGTCCAATTTTGACCATTTTCACTATATCTACTATATTCACTATTAGTTAAAGAAACAAATATTCCTGTTTTGCCTGTACCTGTAAAAGTAAATGTTTGAATACTGCTTGTACTATCTAAACTTACATCTGTGATTGTAATAGTTATATCATTAGCGGGGGTTGCTCCGCCGAGCGAAGTACCTAAAATAGTTATAACATCATTTATATTGTACCCAGCTCCTGTATTTGTAAGAGATACTAAATAAGATTCACCTTGTCTGACCACTGTAAATCTAGCAGCAATAGGATCATCATCATATGTGTTGCCTGACCCTGAAACAAATACAAGATCTATTTCTTCGCCAACAATAAAACTACTTCCGTTAGCAGAAATTGTAACATTTATAGTTTTGCCTGTGTTAGTAGATATAGCTGTTGCAACTGCTGTTGCTCCGCTAGTTCTTCCTTTAATATTAAAAGGCACACTAGGATTAGTTGCAAACTCTGCTGTAAATTGTAAAGATGTGTTTGATATAATTTCAGCTAGTGCTATACGTGTATTAGTATCATCTCTCCATATTAAATCACTGCCAGCAGTTATATTAGTATATGTTTGCGTAGTATCACCATAAACTACATCAACATATGATCTATTAGTAAACAAGTCAAAAGAAGCTGTACTGTATGGTGGCGCACTTACACTAATACGAGGTTCAATTCTATATCGAGTCGTAGTGTCTAAATCTGCTGCAAGGGGAGTACCCGGAATAATATTATCCCAACCTAGTTCAGCATCGCTGTCTCTACGTACAGTTACTAGTTTTGTAGCAAATACAAAATTGTCAATGTAACCGTATTGGCCTACTCCAGTGCCGTCTATAATAATGATTCTCATACCTTCAATTTCTGATAAAAACTGAGTTGTATCATTAGTAGATAATACAATAGTACTTGACGCTCCTATTGTTGCTTGTGAATTTGCTTGTTTAACTACGTATCCAGAACCGCCTTTATTACTAGAACCATCCGGTGAAATTAGTCTAGCTTCGAATAATGCACCGTCTCTAAAATCTGTATATTCAACAGTTGCATCTTCTCCAGCACCGACAACAGTTGCCGTTGCACTAGTATAGTGTTCTCCTGCATTAGAATATTCAAATGCTATTAATTCATCTGCATTGCCACCAGCAATTGCTTCTTTTACCTGTGCTTGATTATTTCGATTAAAGAAAGTTGCAGTTTGAGGAATCTCAGTACTGTCAACACCATCAGCAACGGATCCGTAACGTCCGTAACTGTTATTGCCGTTTGCAGCACGGATAATGCCGCCATTTTCGGCAAAATAACCAATTTGACAATAGTAACTAAACACTGACACAAGTTCTGCTCTTGCATTATTTGTGATCCAAGCACCAATACCATCACTTAAAACTTGTGTAAAGTCGTTAGCTGTCATAGACCTGTTACCGCCATTGTGCAATGCGCCGTCTACCTTCATACCAACACACCCAAAACCAATATTAGTAACGCCTTGGATATAAGGAGAGCGATTAACAATCCAAGTACGCTCATCGTCTGGTCCCCACCCTGGATCAAGACTTACAAGTGCCCCGCCTGTTGGCTTTTGATAAAGCTCAAAGACTCCCGGAGGATTAAGAGTTCCTTGTAATCCTCCTGTTGTACAATCTCTTAAACCTGTGGTATCTCTTAAGAAGAATAAACTATCAAGTTGAGAACCTGTGACCGCATTTGAATATCTTCTAGCAGCAAAAGTCGTAGCATAGTTGCCAGTGTATTGCAAATCTCGTTTTATTGCTCTTATTAAAGAGTGTATATCGTTTTTAGTTTTTATTTCAGAGAATGTCACACTAGGATATTCTAATCTCAAGAACGCTAAAATTTCTTGTTGTACAAATTCTTCGTTAACTTCTAATGCTAGTCCAGCATTAACAATTGGCTGATTTGTATTTAAAATATTTGATCCTGTTATTGTAGGATTTATTTCGCCATCTGCAATTCTAAAAGAAATATAGTTAGTAAACGTAGTAAATAAATTTACTACGGCGTTTGCGCCGGCTACACTTGAGATTGGAAAAGTATCTTCAGTTAATATTTCGCTAGTATTTAAATCTACTTGAGCTATTCCTGTAATATTAAGAACTGGAGTAAATATTTGTGTAATTTGCAATACACTATTTCCAGATGTAGGAGTTATAGGACGTCCAATAATTATATCTGCTAGTATTGTAACTAAATGATCTAAGTATGCTGTAACATATTGAAAATCGTTTTGATATTCGGCTATAGCCGAATTAGCTAATACCGTTGTTGATCGCAATTCATCACCGTTAATTGCGCAGCCTGCCGGAACAATAATAGGACCAATTTCTTCAAATTTACCGGTACTTACTTTAACAATAGTAGGAGTTAACGGCGGAAAGTTATCTTCTACATACTCTGCTGCATATCGAATTGTTTTAAAAGGATTTTGAGATGTACCTTTTCCGGTATCATCAATTCCATTAGTTGCTACATATACAGTATCTGCATCAATAACAATATCTCTCCAATATGCTTCTAAATCACTCGAAACAGATAATAGTTGAGCAATCTCTCCAATAGCTAATCTAGTATCGCCGAATGTACTATCGTCAAAAACAGTACTGCCGTCATTATCAAGTAGCCTTGTTGGGCCATAGGTTAGCATATCACCTTTTGTATTTAAGGCCGCTGGTCTACCAGCTTGTAGTAGCAAGTCCCAGTAAAAATATCCGCTACCGTTATCTTCAGGAGCATCAATAATTGAAGACTCGTGCTCAAAATTACAAGTATACGCACTACCTTTAAAGTAAACAACATCGCCTACACTATAATACTCGTTAAGGATCCATTCGCTTTTGAAACTTTTCCCTGGTAAAATTAATTCCCAAATAGTATCATCAAGATAATCTAATGTACTTCCATCATCAAATCCATCAGCAATATCTCTTAACGCTAGATAAAGATTTCCGCCTCGTAATACAATATCACCAGTCTTATAAGCTGTAGATGCACTATTAGCCGATGTTAAAGATACTGATAATGTGTCTAAAGTGGCAGTAGCATTTACATTGCTAATAGTTGCAGTTGGTTTCTTTAAAATTGTAAACTGGGTAGCGTTTAATACAGTAACTACTGTTGTATTTGTTTGGAATACTCCAGTACCGCTAGTTTTAGTTAATACCATTCCAGGTATTAACCCTGCTGTACTTGCAACAGTAATAGTTGTAGGCGCCCACGATCCTATAAAACTATAACTTCTTGAAACTAGTATCCAGTTAACGTTGCCATTATCGTCATATGGTCTTGAGCTTGTATTGTTGTTAACTGCATAGTACATAAATCCTCTGTGTCGGACAATGTCGCCTATGTTATAATAAGTTGAAGTATTCCATTCTCCGTCGTACTGAGATCCAAATACTTCAATTTCAAATTTGGTATCATCTAAACTAGAACCACTAGATGTATGTATATCTATACAACGGAAAACTGTTCCGCCATATTTTACTAGATCATTTAATCGGTATTCTGATCCAGCTACCCAGTCACCGAGAATTTCTATGCCTTCGTGATAAACTTCCCAATCGTTAATATTAGTTTCTAATGTAGTATCTGCTGTATGAGCAATTACACATTTATAAGACATACCGTTATATTTTACAATTGCTCCAGGACCGTATGTAGTACTGCTAGTCCAGTTACCTACAAATCCTAATCCTTGAGCAAATGTTTCCCAGTTATCAAAGTCTGTTGCAAAATTAGATGCAGCATGCGACACAGTACACAACCAAAGCGATCCGTCATATTTAACAACATCACCTAAATTGTAGTCAGTGCTGCCTGTCCAGTTTCCTACAAAACTGCGACCACTGGTCATTACTACCCACCTTGGCTGAGGTTGTAAGGGAGATGATCCAGGAAGTGTTGCTGTTAGATCTGTTCTAAATGCTGCACTTGCACTATGTGTTACAACACATACATAACTTTTACCATTAACTCTTACTACATCATCTCTTTTATAAGCTGCACTTGTAGTCCAAGCGCCTCTCCAGTTGTACTTAAATCGTTCTAGTTTAAACTCAGCCATTTTTTATTCCTTAGTATCCTGGTCCTGAAATATTATCAGGATATGTGTAATCTTCTGAAATTCTTGCAATAAATTGTCCATCAACTGGGTCAATATAATATGTCAACAATCTACCATCCCATTTCATCTGCGTATAGCGCAAGTTTTCATATACAATGTCATGGTCTATATTAACGCCTTCTAGAAAGTCAATACCTTCTTCAAAATCAATAAAGTTATTTTCACCAATACCGATATCGTTAATAACAACAGAGCCAGCGCCTCTTAATTGATCAACTCTGACCAAGAATAATTCTCCATCATCGTTTCTACGTAAACCGTAAAAATATCTTTTAATAAAGCCGTTAATAACAGCTTCTGGACTTGTACCAATATAATAACTCATTATGTAATCTCCACGTAACTAACAATGACGTCAACTGAATCATCTAAACTAGATCTAACTAACAATCTATTGCTAGGCGCTAATACTAATTTTTCACCCGTTGAAACTGCTCGTAAACTTGTACCAGCTGGTAAAAGAGAATCTTTTAAATAATAACCTGAAACACTTGTGTCATCTTCTACTAACACATCAACATAAACAAATTTATCTGTTAGGTTAGTAAAACTTAAACCCAACACTGTTACTCGTGCAGTAGGAAGTGTTTCATAGATTAACACCGGAACTGTTCCGCAATTTTTAATTACTGTATTTTTTAGTACTGTTGCCATTTTCTTTTACCCAAATATTAATACTTTTTCAATTGCAATATCTTCTGCGTCTGCAAAGCTAATACCGCCACTTGCACCTGCAACAGATACCCAATTAGTACCATCATATAATTCAACTCTTTTATCAACTGTGTGATATCTAATCATTCCCTGTGTTGCTACCGCTGGTCTGGTTGTATCATCACCTACCGGCAATACAATTCCGTACGGATCTGCAAATTCTACATACCCAGTTCCAGTATTTTGAAGTACAGTGTTACTATTAGAAACTCTGTTTAAAATTACATTGTCTTTAATGGCAATGTTATCTACAACTACTCTACCAGTGCCATTAGCATCTAATACTAAATCTGTGTTTGCTGTTATAGTACTTATCACATTTCCATCAAGCTGTATATTATCTACTATTACCTTAGTAGTAGCAAGTCTTGACGCATTGATATCAACAATAGTAGCATCTTCTACAATAAATCTAATAATATTATCGTTTGCGCCCTCAGTTAGTTCGGCAGTTACTTTAGTATTGCCATCTAAGTCTTCAACCCCTTTTAGGTTAATCCAATTAGATCCGTTATATCCTTCAAATCTTGTTAACTGAGTGTTATATCTTATTTGTCCGGCAGCAGCACTCGGGCGCTCACTTGTATTACCTAAAGGAAGTGTTAAAGCTCCAGTTCCAATAATATTTACTACACCGCTACCTGGTTGTATGGTAAAATTACCAGTAGTTGTTAATGTACTATCATTAAATGTAAAATTATCAATAACAATATTACCAGTTCCGGCAGCACGTAATTCTAAATTACTATTTGAAATAGTAGTTGTAATAAAGTTATCATCAATTAAAATATCACCGGTAGTAAAATTGTTAGCTTGTATAGTACCAATACTATCAATATTACCAACATTTAATACTCCGCTAACAGTTAAGTTGTTATATATAATAACATTATTAGGAATTAATATGTTGCCTGTGCCGTTAGCACGTAATTCTAAATCTGTATTACTTGTAGTTGTAGTAATAAAATTGTCATCAATTAATATTTCTTCAAACTGTGCTGCTGCGTTAACTACTAGGTCTTGAGATACTCCAACATCTCCTGTTATTGTAGTATTGCCTGTTTGATTAAATGCACCAGTAAGCGTTACGGTTCCCGTGATGTTTGTATTTGCAAGTGTAGCAGTACCGTTTACAGTTAGATTATTATCAACTTGTACATTGTTATTAGGTACTAGGATTCTGCCTGTGCCACTTGCACGTAGTTCTAAATCTGCATTTGAAGTAACAGTTTCAATGTAGTTGTCTCTAATTACAAGTCCGTCAATGTTTGCTTGATTAGTCCAAACATTATTCCAACGCTTACTAGGCATACCTAAACTATATGTACTGTCTAGTCTAGGAACAAGGTCACTATCGATACCTGCTACGATTTGAATTGTATCACTTGCTTCATTACCAATTGTAATATTGCCACCGATAGTAACGTTACCGGTTACATCTAAGTCGCCTGTAATATTAACATTGTTTAATAAATCAATTTGATCGTTAAATGCGCTAAAGTTAATATTTCCACTTAAACTTTCAATAGTGTTTCCGCTAATGCGCAAATTACCAGTATCAATTCTTTCACCATTTACAAATGTATTATTGCCGCCGGTTGTAAATGTTACGCCGTTAGTAATGTCAATATTTAAATTGTTTGCTGCAAAATTTACAGTACCACTTTCTTGGTTTACATAAAATAAATCACCAACTCTAAAGTCGCCTTTGTGGTCAACTGAGTTATATCTTACTTTAGCTCCGTTTAATTCTGTAACTTCGTTAGCCTGTATTACTTCTAATGGATCGTTA